CCAGAAGAGGTGACTGCCGCCTTCCTTCGATCTTGTTCGAAGTTAGCTGAGAAGGGGAAGGTGAATATATATCGCGGAGGACAGCGGACATTCGCCAGCTCACTCATGGATAGAGATAAGTTGACGTATATATTAACCATAGATGTGAAGAGGACGCAGGTGAGGATTGAAGATCGTGAGTGGTTTAACTTTTATGTAGAGAAGGAAAGAGGTGCATTATGACGATAAGATGGCAGTTGGAAGAAGTTGCTCAGAAGCTACAAGAGGAGATTGAATATTTGGATTCACTTTTTGAGGATCTCTTCAAAGGCGGCAATGGAGATAGGGTGGTTGATAGTGCGGTGATCATGTGGAGATTCACTCGCCTTCGGATAAATAAAGTTTGGTTGAAGTATATTGCGGTTGGGGCAGAGTCACCCGCAAAGGAAAGTTTGCAAAAAAATATAGCGGGTTGGGTTTCTGTGATCGACGAACTGATGTTGATATATATGAATTTGAATGCTGGCTTTGGCAAAAAAACATAATTTTAAGTTTCTTCAATGATATCAAAGTGTTATTCAAGGTACGCTCAAAAACGACAAAAATCGCCAAAAAATGCTACAAAGTGGTATATTTTCAGTTTATTTTTCAAAGTCTATCCAAATAAATTTTAAATTATTTTTAAGGTTTCGTGTAAGTGGCTGAAATCATTAATAATTTTTTTTCAAAAAAATATCATTATTTTATAATAAACTATTGACATTATTTTTTATTCATGTTAAGTTGTAATCAACTTGTTAATCACAAAAAACAAGTTTTTCGTTCTTTGAAATAAAGGCACCTTGGACATTAGATTAATCGGTGATTCCGTGAGCCAAGGACAAGCCCCTCAAAAGCCCACAATCAAAACGGGCAAGGTCAAAGATTCAATCCTGTCAGGCACAACGATCTGGTGACCGAACTACGACAGCGAAAATTGAGACCAAAAGAAAATGGATACAGCTCAACCTCCCACTCGTTTTAATCAATGCCGATCAATCGGTACTGTTAAGAAATCCCTGTGATAAGTGATCGCATGTAAATCTTCCGGCATGGTTTTTATGTCAAAGGAAGTTTTGCTATCGGTGCTGGGCACACTTCACGCCAAGGGGTAGAGATCGGGATGTTGAATAGCTTTTATATCAGGCGCGAGGCGAAATGGCGAGCTTGCTTTAAACGTAGCAAGGGTTAAAGAGTAGTCTGCAAAAGGTATCCCCAAGGCATTCCATCACAGCAACGGTAATAAGTCTGTGTTCAATTCTGGTTTGCTGAGGTAAAAAAATCTCCTCCTCCTTTGAGGGTGGTTGCAGGGTTCGCCCTGCTACCATTTAAGTTCATCGGGCAGAGAAAGAGAGAATGCTATGTTGACAAATTTGATAATTGTAAAAGGTAGTCAAAAAGAGATTGAAGAAATAGAAAATGATTATCGCGTAAAACTTTGTCCCGGTATGGTTAATATATGTAATGACCGTATTGAACTTCACTTTAGATCTTCGATGAAAGCGGATCAATTTTTTGAGTATTAGTCTCCTCGCAGTGATGCAATGCTTGAACTTCAATATAATGTCCAAACAGCATATTAAAAAAAAAGAACTTGTCCGATGAATTTAAACGGTAGCACGGAAAACAAACAACCAAAAAGAGGGGAGAGAATAAAATGGCAACTGTATTAAAGATGAAAGGCAAAGTTCAAAAAAGTCTGAAAAGTGATATCGCCGCATATTTTGAGTTGAAGTCACAACTTGAAGATATGAAGGCAGATATCATTTCGCAGATGGAACGGAACGATTTGAGAAAGATTGAGACGAGCGACTTTGTTGCGAGCCTCACAGAAGTTCAGCGGAAAGAGATTGATGCTGAAGACTTCTACAACAATCTTTCCAAAAAGGAACGGAAATACTGGTTTCAAATGATCAATGTTGTCAAGTCAAAAGCCAAGAAGTTTGTTGGCGATGACAGCATTGAAGAGTTTGAAGTGCTGACATCAACTTATGATCGGTTCGATGTCAAGCGCAAAAAGAAGATTCTCAAAAAGAAGTAGTTCAATTTCGATCTTGCCCTTAAATGCAAACAATGATTTGAGGGCAAACATGGTGGTTAAACAACAAACAAAAGGAGGAGAGAACTATGAGAATGTAGATGGTTGACACGCCAACAATGTGTCGAAGACATCTACTTGGTGAACACGTCGAACTTCATATGCTTGTCGGTTGCATATTGAAGGGGAAGTGTATTGACGGATATTTCAGTCTCGTCGAAGTTCACAATATAAGGCGAAGACATACTGAAATATCCAGAGAAATGAAGCGGAGAGGTTATAACCACAAGTCTTCACTTCCTGATTTTAGGTCATTCAAGTTTGGTGAAGTTGACACGGTTGATTCTCTTTATGATCTTCATGGGAGATGTCAAGAATGTGAAGAACTTTACTGGAGGTGTCATGGCAAGTAAAAAATATCCAAATGAATGTGTGAGGTGTGGCTTCTGCTGCATGTGGGAGTTGTGTCCAGTGGCGAAGTTATTGAATCCATTCTCTTCGCCGCCTTGCCTCTTCATGTCGTTTAATGGTGAGGTGGCAACTTGTGAATTGGCAGGGGATATCGTCCCTATCGGTGATGGGTGTTGTATTCTCGCCAAAGCATATAAAGATGGTGTTCAGATAGACTTTGCGAGTATGCCGCCAAACATGAAGAAGATGGCGGTTAAACAACTTCTCCATCAACAATTAATTAGAAGAAAAAAGAGGTGGATGAATTATTACAAACTAATAGCATAAAGGAGGAGAAAATGACAATTAGGGATCAGCTATATTCAAAAGATCCCATCCGTGTTGTTATGACGGAGAAGATGTTGAAAAACGGGTGGGGTGACAGGCGGGTGATGCCAATGAGAAACTACACAAAAGAGTTTCTTGCTGATGATTCACTTGGCATTGTTCATATCACAGACAAGTTGAAAGTGTATATTGGTTGTATGTTCTTTCAGTCAACATTCAAAGAAGAGAATTCGATCAAGTTTCATTCAGTTGAAGATTTAATTGAAGCTGGCTGGCTGGTAGATTAAGGGGGTGATATGAAAAAGAAGAAAGTTCGAAGATATTGGGAGAAGTCATACAGTGAAATGGCCGCTTTCGGAGGAGAATAGAAGATCGTCTACGCAAGGATGAGATGGCAACAAAGGTTGTTGCACTTCTCCTTGACGTTAAGTTAGACGATTAGCTACGGCACCGGCGAAAGCCAAAGCAAGGGCGCATCGAACAGAATCTAATAGATCCCTAGTAGGTGCGCCCTTTTTTATTGGGCAAACTTATCAAACTAAAAGGAGGAAGAAGAAATGCCAGAAAAAGTAGAGGATTATGAATTGGCAAGGACACATGGGGCAAAGGCTATTCACTTGATGAAGTTGGGAAAGAAGAAAAGTGACTTCTCAACAATGGTATGCACAGGAAAGGTTTTGAAAAACCCAGAAGAGTTTGAACTTGATCTTGCATTGATCACTTGTAAAAACTGTCTGCGCAATCCCATTTATAAGGAACTTTCCGGTGAGATTGATGGGGCAGTTGAATCCAAAGAAGAGAAAAAAGTGGATATGATTCCAGAAGCAGGGGTCATAACTCAAACGATTGATGATGAATTCAAACAGAATCATACACGGGTGTTTTCAGCATCCACAAAGAATCAAAAGCCATTATTCACGGTGGTTGCGGATAACTTTGAAGATGCGAAAGAGAAGATTGAGGCTGAAAAGAAGAAGTCAAATGGCAAGTTGAAAACTTGGCAAGTTTGGGATCGCGGTGGAAATGTGATCATACAAAGATGGGTACCAAATGAAATGATCAAAGGCATCCTATCAAAAGAAGAGAAGTCGTTGATACAATCCGTAAGGACACTTGACATAAGGACCGATGTCAAGCGTATTGCTGATGCACTTGAAAGTCAGATTAAAATAATGTCTGACTTCACTGTCACCATTGCAAAGGCGACAGAAACAATCGTCAAGTTGATGTACTTTGGAAATAAGGGGGTGATTGATCAAGGAATTGAATCTGAAGAGGAAGTAAAGACAAAGCGGATTGTTAAGAAGAGTTCTCGCAAGATCTTTAAGCGGTAAGTCAAATCAGTGGGTCGACTTCGGTTGGCCCACTCGTTTGCTTTATCGTCATCTAACGAAAGGAGGGGAAAGTTGAAATTAATCAAGAAGAAGCGAAGAGTTATATTCAAGGTGAAGTCAAAGAAGAAGGTGGTGAAGAAGATTATGAAGCAAAGAGATAAACTCGAACCGACGTATAACAAGTCAGAATATTTTTGGTGTAGTGATTATGGCTGTTGGTTGTCACCTGCCGTTTGTATTCATCGTGAGATGAACTGGCAAAAGTATGATGGATGGAAGCGGTGTTCCGGTTGTGTTTATGCGGAGAAGTTCAGATCATTAAAGGATCAAGGTATGAGATCTGAAAGGGAGATGATTGACATAGTTCTTGAAAGACGAAGTAAACGGAAGATAATAAAAAGGAGGAGATGAGCTTATGTGGATAATGAATACAGATGGATTCTTCAGTGTTGTGAAAGATGATTTTTGTAAACGAGGTCAACTAGTAGTCAGGGCGAGACGAAGAGGTGATCTTGAAAGTTTGATCAAGTCAGCTATGGATTTTGGAATCATTAAGAGTAAAGTTAAAATTCACAAGTTTGATGAAGCAGATTATCTCTATCGCATATACCTGAACCGAACAATTTTTGCGGAGTATCTTTCTATGTCTGGAATGTTCATTGATTATCCAAACTTCAAAGCGACATTGCAGAAGGGTGATATTGATAGGCATAAGGCTTACTATGGTTGTTGGCGGGAACTTCTAAAACTTGAAAGAGGAGATTGAATATGAAGACGAAAGGGAGCGGGACATTTGAATATGAAACATTGTGTGCAATAAGGTTACTCTTCTATGAAAGTGATACACTCATATCGCTTGATAGTGAATACAGTGATGTTGAACAAGAAGAGGTGATAGATCCCATTCTTCTTGAAGTCAGCACATCTCAATGTATTCCAAATCCAGAACAAGAATTAATCCTTAAAGAAGCATTTGAAAATCTGAGTGATGATTCAAAAGATCTATTGGCGATTATAATTCATTGGCCTGATGAGTTAGATGAAATGATTGGGTATGATTTGACTCCACGAAGAGGGAGACCAAATTACTTCAAAATAAGGAGAGGCCTTCTCCGTATATTCAGGGCGAGGGGTTGTAGGGTCGCCAGAATGTTACGTGAACTTAGTGATTTCACAAAGATATACTTCGAGATAGAGTCGGCTGTAAATTAATTCAAAAAATATGGTATAATGTATATATGCACTTGAAGGGGGTGATTAGATTTGAAGCGTATGAAGATTGAGAAGATAGATGCCGTCCATTGTCGCGTAAATACTAAGGACAGGTTGAAGTTATTAAACTGCCTTGGATACAAAGAGGTGATATGGATTCAGGGTCAATATGGGAAGAGACCTAAAGAAACGAAGAAGTTTTTTATTGATCGAAATGGGTACTTCTTCACAGGATTACTTCCAAGAGTTGAAGATTATCTTGAAAGAAAGGGTTATGTAATAGAGTTTGTCGGTCGTTTCAGGAGACTTCAATCGCACAAGCCAAATATTAAGGGGATAAAATTCAGATCTGATCAATTAGATGCAATTGAAGATGCGAGACGAATTCAGCGAGGAGTGATTCACTTTCCTACTGGTAGTGGAAAGACGGTGATCGCCGCCGGTTTGATAAGTTGTTTCTTACCAAAGAAGAGGGTGTTGTTCCTTTGTCATACGATAGATATATTGACTCAAACGTATCAACGCTTCAGGGGGTATGGCTTCCCCAATATCAAGATACTTGGTGGGAAGCATAAAGACAGGGAGGGTTTTTTAAAAGGGCAAGTTTGTCTTTCAACTATCCAATCATTCTCTTCTTTCAATCCGAAGGATTATGTTGATCAATATGACATAGTAATTGTTGATGAGGCACATCACATATCTTCAAAGGGGACACAATATGGTCAAGTACTTCAGCAGATGTTGGCCCCTGTCAGGGTTGGATTGACAGCGACAGTGCCAGAGAAGAGGGAGAGTATATTCACTGTTGAAGGGCTGATTGGTCCTGTTATTGCCAAGATGACAAGTGAAGAGGCTGTCAATAAAAAGATACTGGCACAAGTTAAATTGAATCTCATCACCGTTCCGAAGACTTCAAGTGTAAGTGGATTGAGGGGTTTCAAAGTTGCATATCGAGATGGTATAGTTAGAAACAGGGTGAGGAATAAATTGATTGTTCAAGAGTTGGAAAGGAGCATAAATAATGGTGAGACGACACTTGTTATGATACGTGAACTTGAACATGGTGAGAACTTGATGAAGATGTGTCGCCTGTTTAAAGTTGAGACAATCTTTCTTCAAGGTAGTGATAATAGTGACATCAGGAGGAAGGTTGCAGAAGGATTTGACAAGAAGAAGATCAAATGCGTAATTGCTAGTGCAATATGGAAAGAGGGAATTGACATCCCTTCGCTGAACCATGTGATCAATGCGTTCGGAGGGAAGGGAGAGATTCCCACTGTTCAAGTTGCCGGTCGGGGGACGAGAACTGATAAGGGGAGAAAGTCAGTAGTTAAGATGACAGACTTTCTTGATCCATATCGTTACTTGGCAGAACATACGGTGAGGAGGATTCAAATCTACCGTGAAAGGGGGTGGTTATAAGTGCCATTTACGAAGTATGATAAAGAACATCAGAAGGGGAGACTTTTCGTAGAGATGGGCATGAGTAAAGGGACCGTCGCTGATGTAGACTTTGGAATTCAGATTGCAAGTGATGGTCGAGTCTGGATCTGCATCAATGATGTTGCTGCCTTAAGGTTCCAACCATACGTGGAGGCGATTCATGGTAGTGGTGAAAAGGAGACATAGGCTAGAGATCATATGCGCAAACCCTTACTGTGATGTGTCATTCCCATATAAGCGGTCAAAGTACACGTTCAAAGTGTTAACTTGCAGTAAGGGTTGCCATATGGTAATTGTCAAACGAAGATTAGAGAAGCGAGGAGTGAAGTTTGATTGATTACTTCGATGATAGGGGAATCAAGTACACTGTTGGTCCCGCGAAGAATGTGGCGAAGGGGCGCATCGGGATAAAGTGCCCCTTCGCAGGGTGTCAAGACAGGTCTAACCATTGCGGTATAGAATTATCAACTCTCCGTTTTCATTGCTTCGTATGCGGTGAAAGTGGTGACGCGGTCAAACTCATAAGGGAAATTGAAGAGTGTAGCTTTAAAGAAGCGAAGGGGATCATTCGAAGGTTTAATTTGGGTGCTGTTACACGACCAACACCGACCGGCGGTTCCTCTCCTCTCTCCGCCGGGGAAGTGGACAGCACTCAAATTAAGACTTTGAGTTATCCAAAAGATGTGGTCACATTGAAAGGGATGCCAAAGTCACACCGAAGATATCTATCAAAGAGGGGATTTGATCCAAGTTATATTTGGAAGAAGTATAAACTCGCAGCAACTTCTCACTTGGGTCATCGTTTCAAATATCGAATTCTGATACCATACTTCTATAAGCGGAAGATGGTGACATTCACTTCGAGAGACATCACGGACAAGTCTGAACTTAAATATCAACACTTGTCAGATGAAGAATCATCTATACCTATCAAATCCCTTTTATATGGCGAAGAGTTTTGTGGCGACAAGGTGATAATAGTCGAGGGGCCGATGGACGTTTGGCGGATAGGGGATGGCGCTTGCGCATTGATGACTACGTCGATGACAAATGATCAGATGTTGAGGTTGATTGATATGGGGGTGATGATGGTATATATACTCCTTGATTCTGACGCCGTATTACAGGCCAGACGGCTCAAATTCCAGTTGAGGGGTATCATACCCTATGTTGAGGTGATATCGATGGATAGGGGCGATCCTGCTGATTCATTGACACGTACGAATATCAAGTTCCTGAGGGGATTATTAAAATGAGCGAAGAGCATTCATATGAAGTAGATCATGTAACTATTCCCGGTGAAGTTGCTTTCAATCCAAAGTTAAAGTATGTTGATATGTTCGTCTTTTGGGTTATTAAAATGATCAATGACTCTCCATCAAACAGGGATAGATATTTCTATGGATCGAATAAATGGTTAGCTAAAGTTTTGGGGGTTACAGAGAGAACAGTTATTAGGTCGATTAATTCACTTATTAATGAGGGTTATCTGAAGAGGTCAATTAAAAATAACAATAAGAGAGTTCTTCAAATTGATAGTCGATATGTTAAAACGAAGAAGGATCTCATATCTCGATACAATAGAAGTGAAGGCATGAGGGGGTATGACAATTCTGTCACTGGGGGGTGTCAAAAATGTCATACAATAAATAATAATAAATTAAAATACACTTTTATTAAAAATAAAAGTGTATTGCTCGCTTCGCGAGCCGGACCCCAGAAAAAGAGGGTTGTTTACAAAGGGTTGAAAGAGTTAGGAAGTTTCTTTGACGAGAGAAGTGAAGAAGTTGAGAAATGTATAAAGTATTGGAATTCACTTGGTAAGCCATTCACATCTCATAAAGTTGATGAGGGTTCGAAGATAATAAGGAGGTCGAGAAAGTTAGTTCGTCAACTCCTTCAAGAGGGTTACAAGGGGGTGCAGATTCGCAAGGCGATGGGAGATTGGCACTCATTATTGAGAGAGAGGAATACGGTATTCAACATCAATTACACTTACTTTAATAAGAAACAAAATTTGCCAGACTTCATTAAACCTGATAGGAAGGTGGTTGCACAGATACAGGCGCACAAGCCGAAGTTGAATATGACATCCCCTTTCAATGAAGCTATCAAAGGGTGGGGCCACTTGAAGCGGAAGTATATGAAGCGCGATGATATGAAGAGGTTAACTAGTGCAATCGCTTCAATGTGGTCTAATAGACATAGCGGTGGAAGTCTGGATGATTTCATGACGGCCTCGAAGAAGTGGGCAGCAAGGTTTGACCACTGGGTGATAGCATATGACAAGAGGGATCGATTGGAATATGTGATCAATAAGATACCGACCCATTATAACTCAAGTTACATAACATCTAACCAGTTTTGGAATGATTTTGTTCCTGAGAAGTTAAAAGAATACTATGGGGGATGATAGTATGGCGATACTCAGACGTGAAGGTGGCGAAGGTGGTGCGGTAGAAGAGAAGATTGTCGCTTGCATGATAATAAGCACAAGGTTCTGTTTTGAAGTTGAGAGGCGTTACAAGCCTGATTATATAACTTCTAAATATATATCAACTGTTATTGGTTGGATACTTAGATATTTTGATGAATATGGGAAACATCCCGGTGCGACGATAATGGACATATATGAAGTTGAGAAGAGTGAACTTGAGCGAAGTGAATCGAGGATTATATTCACATTGCTTGCGAGGATTCGTCGGAAATATAATAAGAAGAATCTAAATGTTGATTATATACTTGATAAGGCGAAAGAGTATTTCAAGCAGAGGGCTACCACCTTGCTATTTGAACGCGGTGAGAAGTTGGTCGCTGCTAGTCGATTGGCTGAGGCGGATGCATTAGTTGAGGCTCATAAAGAAGTGTCCGTGTCAACATCAAAGAGGTTTAACCCGTTTGATAGGGATTCGATTATAACTTTTAGAAGTGAAAGTTTGGAGAACAGATTATTCTCCATGCCAGACTATCTTGGAGAGTATTTGGGATCACTTGAGAAAGGGTGGCTTGTATCAATAGCTGGTCCAGAGAAGAGGGGTAAGACGTGGTGGTTGATGGAATTCGCATACCAGGCATTAATGGCAGGGTTGAGGGTGATCTTCTTCTCTCTTGAAATGGCAGACTATGCGGTAAAAGTGAGATTGTATAAGCGGCTGACGGGATTTTTGACCGATAGGGAGTTATTGAGAATTGAGAGGTCGAATATTGATTATGTCAGGTACCCTGTATTCGATTGTGAATGGGGGCGTCATGGGAAGTGCAAGTTGAAGCGGGGTAAGCGGGTGAGATTGGAAAGTTATGATGATTTCTCCCCAAGTTTAAGGTACAAACCTTGCACAGATTGTAGAGTGAAAGATCCAAGGAGATATAAGACCGACTATTGGTTCGACTATATACCATTGAAAAATATAAAGACGATGACGTTGAAAGCGATAGAGAGAAAAGTGAGTGACTTCACTTCCCTTTACAGGGATAACTTTAGGGTGAGGACATTCCCAAGATTCAGCGCGACTTTCAAAGACATAAAGAGGGAATTGGATGATCTGGCATATTCAGAAGATTTCATACCGCAAGTTGTGGTGGTCGATTACTTCGATATAATGGCAAGTGAGACATTCTCATATCAAAGTGAGAGGACCCCTGTTAATGCGACTTGGATGACCGGTGGGCAATTGGCGGCTGAACGGCACTGTTGTGTTATTACAGGTGATCAGACGAAGATGAAGAGTCGGAATAAGATTAATATAGGGGAAGATGATACAACTGAAGACAAGAGGAAGGATGCTCACGTTGACATGAAGGTAGTGTTGAATCAGACGGGAATGGAGTACAATCATGGGATCATGCGCTTGAACTTGTTGTTTCACAGGCACAGGGAGACGCCGAAGAACTTACAGGCGATGGTCACTCAATCATTAAAGTTCGGTCAACCGTTGATGGATAGTGAACGGTTTTGGCGTGAAGAGAAAGGGGGTGAATCGGAATAGGGGAAAAGTTTTTGGGTATTAATTCAAAAAGTATGGTATAATATAATTAGAATTTGAAATCGCGTCAATGGTGGCGCAAAAAAAACACAATACGCAAAGGAGGAAGTAACAATGGCAAAAAAAGTAACTGAAGCAATGGTAAAGAAGGCTCTCAAGGCAATCAATGGAAACAAGAAGCTGGTCAAGATCACTGGCAAACTTTCATTGGCTGGAAGTCTCGATGATCTCATGAAGAGATTGTGTGAGGCCATTGAGGAGATTGGTGAAGATAAGATTGATCTTCTTGATGATGCAGCGTATGAAGTCTACGTCAAGGTTGCTGAAAAACTCGGACTCTCTGAAGATGAGGACGAAGATGAGGACGAAGATGACGAAGATGAAGATGAAGATGACGAAGATGAAGATGAAGATGACGAAGATGAAGATGAAGACGAAGACGAAGATGAAGACGAAGACGAAGATGAAGATGACGAAGATGAAGACGAAGACGAAGACGAAGACGAAGACGAAGACGAAGACGAAGAAGTTGACCTTGATAAGATGGACAAAGAAGAGATGTTGGAACTTGCCAAGGACAATGCTGATGAGCTTGGCCTGAAAAAGAAGGATCTTGCGAAGCTAAAGAAGTTGAAGGTGAAGGCACTTCGCAAGAAACTTCAAGGATTGATCGATGCTGCTGGTGAAGATGAAGAGGAAGAAGAGGAAGATGAAATGTCTGAACTGGCACAGTTGATCATGGGAGTGGTTGGTCAGGCGTCTCGCAAAGAAGTGGAATCTGCCCTTGATGAGATTGAGTGGCCGAAGGCTGTAAAGAAAGAGAAAGTAGCAAAGAAAGAAGAGGCCAAGACCAAGGATAAAGGTAAGAAGAAGGCTTTAACGAAGTCTGCAATATCAAATGCAACCATGCTGAAGATTTATAAAGCATGGGTCGGCACAGGCAAAGGCAGCGTTGGGGATGTCTACGAAAAGATCAAGAAGCTAAAAGAAGTTGATGATCATGAGAATCCGAAAAAGTTTCTCAACAATCTTCTTTATGCATGGAAGAATGGGAAGCGGTTGCCTGATGGGTATGAGAGTGTTAAAGGCGGAGGTAAGAAGGGGAAGAAGAAGAAAGGTGGCAAAAAAGGTAAGAAGAAATAGCAACCATTTTTGAGGTTGAGGAGGAGATAATATTATGATGAAAAGGCACACTGGTATTGACTGGTGTGCCTTTTTTTTTGTCTTTTGGAGGTGGAGTGATGACGGAGGTGGAGTGATGATTGTGAGAAGGGGAAAGAGTGATGGTAAGTTGAATGATCACGGTTATGATCATGTGAAGTTAAAGGAACTTGATAAGAAGATTCGTCATATAGTTGGAGTTGTTATGGAGACCAAGGAGTCAAACAATATATACTTTCTTGGCGACAGGGTTGCTTGCTATAATGACGATGTCTTCGCTTTTGTGAAGTTTAAGTCTGGTATGAATGTGGCAGTTCATGGTGTAAGTTTTTTGAATATCGTTAGTAGAATATCTGTTGATGAATTGGGAGTATTTATAGAAGATGACGGAGGTGTATTGAAGATTGAAGGGAAGGGGTATAACTTTAAGATTCCAAAGTCTGATTATGACCAGATTTCGTCTGCCCTCGATATGCTGACTATTGATAAAGTGAAGTTTAAGACCCCTCCAAAAGACTTTGCAGAAGGACTTGCTTCTTGTTTGTTTAGTGTTGGTAAAGATACAGGGCAGTTTGGATTTTCTTGTCTTCAAGTTGATGGATTGAGGATCATCTCAAGTGATAATATTCGTGTCAGTAGGTATAGTATGAGTGGGGAGTTTAAGAAGTCATTCATGATAAGTGGAAAGGCTGTGGAAAGTATTTTGAGATTTACTGGTGGAAAGATAGATGGATTTCATAAAGGAAAGTCATGGCTATACTTTAGAAGTGGCAGTGACGTGATATGCGCAAGGGTTATCAATCTTACTTTTCCCGACAGTAGTGAAGTATTTAATTTTAGCGGTATCAATATAAAGTTTCCAAAACTCCTTAGCAGCGCTGTTGATATGATATCCGTCATAGTGAAAGAAGATTTTGATTATCAGCGAAGGGTCACTGTAGAAGTTAGTGGTGATGAGATTACGATTCGAGGGGAGGGCGAGGCTGGATTTGGTTATCAGTCGATCCCTTTTGACAATACTAAAAATATTAACGTGAAGTTTAAAATAAACCCCGACTTCTTTCGTGCGATACTATCAAAGACGACGAAGGTGAAGATTGGCACTAGCGAAAATAAAGTGATGTTCAGACAAAAAGCATTTGAGCACTTGATTGGTGTTTGGAGGGGTGATGATTAAACCATACTATGAGACGAAGTTGGGGAAGTTATATCATGGTCATAACTTGATCATTATGCCATATCTTCCGAAAGTTGACCTCCTATTGACAGATCCACCATTTGGAATTGGCAACTACATTCAACTTGGTGGGAATGTAAGTGGCAGAGGGAAGTACAAGGGCGTCGCCGTCCCTTGGAACGATAGTGTTCCGACTAATAAGTTCTTTAATCTTGTACGTATGAAGTCAAAACACAGGATAATATGGGGTGCTAACTTCTTCAACTGTTTCGAAGGGGATGGCGGAGCAATAGTGTGGTTGAAGAAGCAGAATATGCCAAACTTTAGTAAGGTTGAGATTGCGAGCTGTACGCACTTGAAGAAGACGGAGTTGATTCACGGAATTCACTGGACTGGTAGTGAGGCGAGTAGGGACGCGGAGACGGATCACCCGAGTGAGAGGCCTCCGGAATTATATGCATGGTGTATTAACTATGTTCCGAAAGTTGAGACCGTGATGGACCCTTTCCTTGGCAGTGGGTCTGTCGCTATAGCGTGCGAACGACTTAACAAGAGGTGGTACGGTATAGAGTTGTCAGAAGAATATTGTGAAGATATTGCAAAGAGGGTTGAGAAGGAAGTCAACAAACCGAAACTATTTCAAGATCAGATGGGGTGATCATGAAGAAAGTGATTAAGAAGAAGGTGAAGAGTGACAATCTCTCCCTTGCTGTGAAGTATAGACCATTAGACTTTGATCATGTCTATGGTCAAGATGGGGTGAAGGAACTTCTAATAACACACTTGGCGTTGGATAGTTGTCCAAGGGTGATGTTATTTTATGGGCCGAGGGGTTGTGGGAAGACTACTGTTGCGAGAATAGTTGCTAACATGCTTGGTGCAAGGGGTAGAGATCTGGTAGAATTTAACATTGCACATACAGGTGGGAAGGATAGAGCGAGAGAGATCGCCGATAATGCCAACTATGCACCATTTGAGTCAGATGTGAAGATTTACATCTTTGATGAATGTCATAGGGCAACGAAAGACTTTCAAGATGCTTTGTTGAAAGTGATTGAAGAACCTCCACCATATGTCTACTTCATATTCTGCACAACTGAAGAGGATAGGTTATTGGCGACCATAAAGAGTCGTTGCACCCCATTTGAATTTTCACCATTGAAGTCTGCTGATCTGAAAAAGGTGATTGATAATATATTAGAATCAGAAGATGAAGTGATTGACACTTCGCTTGTCAGAGAGATAATTAGTCAGGTGGATGGTGATTGTCGAAGGGCGATCAAACTGCTTGAGATGACTTTTGGTGTTGAAGAACCCAATATTGAAAGTATACTTCCAATTGCAAGTCGAAAAGATATAAGGGAGTTGTGCCGAGCGTTGCTTGATGGCAAGGGCTGGAAGATTGTATCAGGGATGTTAAAAGGTTTGAGAGAAGAAGATCATGAACAGATTCGCAGGGCTGTTCTTAGATATATGGGGAAAGTACTTTTGAGTGGTGATAATATAAGGGCATATATGATACTTGAAGCATTCTCTGAGCCTTGGCATAGTGTAGGTGGTTATAATGGATTGATTTATTCTTGTTATGCAGTAGCGAAGGCGAAGGAGTTGATGAAGATATGAGTTTTTGTCATCTGCACGTCCATAATGAATTTTCACTTCTTGATGGTTTTGGCCGCGCTGAACACTATGCGAAAGAAGCAAAAGAGAAGGGATTTAAGTATATCGCCCTAACTAATCATGGCAACATAGATGGCTTGATTAAGTGGCAGAAGGCTTGTGATAAGTTTGGGGTTGTGCCAATCTTTGGTGTTGAATGTTATATCGTTGAAGACTACACTGTGAAAGAGAAGGGGGAGAAGAGGGGTCACATAACCTTATTGATAAAGAATGAACAGGGATTTAGAAATGTTTGCAAACTTCTCACGACAGCAAACATAGAAGGCTTCTACTACAGGCCGAGAATAGATTGTGATCTCCTGCTTCAGCATCTTGATGGACTTGTAGTGATGACTGCCTGTATTAGCTCTTTCATTGGTAAAGATTGGGGCGCGAGGCTATTTGAAGATATTCATGATGAGATAGGGGGCGATCTATATGTAGAAGTAATGCCGCACAATGCAGAAGAACAAGTTGAGATAAACAAGTTGGCGAAGGCATTCTACGATGAATATGGTGTATCTATGGTGGCGACTAATGATTGTCACTATGTTAAGCGTCATCAATGGGAGTCACAAGAAGTACTACTCGCACTGAACAGGAAGGATACATGGGACAATCCGGAGAGGTTCAAGTTTCCGTTCAATGGTCTCCATCTGCGAACAGAAGTTGAGATGCGCAAAGCATTTAAGAAGCAAGGTTGCTTGTCGAAGTCTGCCTATTCTCGTGCAATTAAGAACACTATGAGGGTTGCAAAGAAGTGTTCTAATTTTAGAATAGAGAAGCGGGCGATCAGACTGCCAAAGATTGATGTTGGGATGGATCATGCCGAGTACATCAGACGATTGTGCGAGCGTAAGATAAGATCAATGCCAATTAGTAGGCGGGGCAGGTTCATATATCGTGCGAGATATATGAGGGAACTTGATCTAATAAAGAGGAAAGGTTTTGAATCGTACTTCGTTCTCTTCAGGAAACTTATAGAATACTGTGACAGGGAAGGGATATGGAGAGGTCCGGGTCGTGGCAGTGTCGGTTGTTCACTAGTAGCTTACCTGCTTGACATAACGAATATTGATTCATTGAAGTACAAGTTGCCAATAGATAGGTTCATATCAGAAGATAGAATTGACTATCCTGATATAGATATGGACTTCGAAGATAATAAGACGGATCTTGTTCGGTCATATCTTGAAGAAGAGTTTGAGGAAGAAAGAGTTTTTGGTGTGTCGACTTTCAGCAAGATGAAGGGGAGGGCTGTCGTCCGTGATGTTTCACGAGTCTTTGGTGTTCCACTTTCTGAAGTTGATGAGTTTGCAAAGTCTGTTGATGAGGTTTCAAAACAGGAGAAGGGTTCTTTTGACTCAGTTAGTAGGGCGGCTAATGAAGATATTGGTCGAGATTTCAAGAAGAGATATCCAAGGGTTGTCAAAAATGCGATTGAACTTGAAGGTCAGACGAGACACGCAAGTCAACATGCTGCTGCAATAATAGTTGCCGCAGAAGATCCGACGAATAATTCTGTTGGAGTACTTCGCAATGGTGTGTTGATGTGCAATTGGGATATGGATGATGTAGAGTATATGGGATTCGTCAAACTTGATATTCTGAAGTTGAATACGATGACCATATTACATGAGGCATCTAATCTTATTAAGGAAAACAAGGATGAAGAGATTGATTTAAAACATTTGAAGTTTGATGATGATTCTGTATATGCAGAATTGAATAAAGGGAATGTGACGGGGTGCTTTCAGGTCAGTGGTTGGTCGACGAAGAAAGTGGCGATGAATATAGAAGTAGAGAACTTTCAACAATTATCTGACGCCATAGCATTGTCAAGACCGGGACCGAAAGATAGTGGTATGACAGATGAGTATGTTAGGAGGCGACATGGGGGCAAATGGAAGAGTAAACATCATTTATTTGAAAAAGAGACCCGTAGTACATACGGCGTGGTTGTATATCAAGAACAGGTTATGGGCATTCTTCGTTCTGTGGCTGGTATGTCTTATTCAGATGCAGATCGGATCAGAAAAGTTATTGGCAAGAAGCGTTCTAAAAAAGAGTTTGCTCCTTTTAAACAGCAGTTTATTCTCGGTGCGCTTAAAAGAAGAACTTTCACTCGTAAAGAAGCGGAAGATTTTTGGTCTGGGCTAGAAAATCATTCTCGATATAGTTTTAACCTCGCCCATAGTATTGGATATTCAATGGTGGCATATTGGGATCTCTACTTGAAAGTGCATTATCCACTTGAGTTTATATGTGCCTCACTCACTTATGGTCCTGATGATAAAGATAAGAAAGAGGAGTTGATTGAAGATGCGAAGCGGATGGGATTGAAGATAATGCCACCGAAAGTTGGTATATCAAAGTTTCGACAGTGGGTAGTTAATGGGGATGGGCTTTACGTCCCTTTCATAGAGATTGATGGCATTGGTCAGAAGTCAGAGGGATTGATTGAAGAGGCTAGTGATAACAGCACTAGTCAGATGGGCCTATGGGGTGAGATTGAACAGGAGTTGAGTGGTAAGGCGAAGCGTGTCAGGGGTATACTTGAGAAGGTTGGCGCTTTTGATGAGTTGGCAGTGCCAGAAGACATAGAGAAGTATGTAAGCTATGACTTTTGGCAGAATCCTGTGAAGATAAATAAGATAAGATTTAAAGTGAACAAGCGGCTGTTAAAGTGTAAGTCTTGCCCACTTTGGAGGGAATGCACTCTCCCTGTTCAACCATCACCGGGAAAGTATAATGTGATGGTTGGTGGGGAAGCTCCCGGTTTCAATGAAGATAAGGTGGGTAAGGGTTTCGTTGGCCGTGCTGGTGATCTTCTATGGGAGAAGTTAAGTGAATATGGATTGAAGAGGGGGATGTTTCATATCACAAATTGCAATAAGTGTTATCCAAAGTCTTCAAAGACGCCATCACATGAAGAAGTCAACATATGCTTTAAAAAGTGGATGAGGGGTGAGATTGAATCGATAGTGTGTGGTTTGATGTTGGCTTTTGGAAATACTCTTCGATATGCATTGACTGGGAAGATGTCTGGAATTCGTGCGATGAGTGGGTCAACTGAATTGATAGACTTTGAATATGGAAAGTTGAAAGTTGTATGGTGTGTTCATCCTGCCTCTGTTCTTCGTGGTGATGAAGAGAATAAGTTGGCTTTTGAAAAAGGGTTGAAGAAGTTTGTTGAAGAGTTGAGGATTGCACAAGGGTTTGATGAGGTGATGTTTTGAAAATTATAAGAAGGCGAGATATAAGAAAAGTTTATAGAAGATTTACCTTTATAGATCTATTTGCTGGTATTGGTGGATTTAGAATTGGGTGTGAAAGAAATTTTATGAAGTGTGTTTTTTCAAGTGAGATAGATAAATATGCTTGTGAGACTTATCTTAGAAATTTTGGTGAAGATCCAATGAATGATATAATAAAAACTCCTTCTCATTTAATTCCTTCTCATGATTTATTATGTGGTGGTTTTCCATGTCAGACTTTTAGTATAGCGGGAAAGAGGAAAGGATTTGATGATATAAGAGGAACTTTATTTTTTGAGATAGCGAGAATATTAAGAGATAAGAGACCAAAAGTTTTCTTACTTGAAAATGTTGAAGGGTTAATATCGCATGATGGAGGTAGAACTCTTTCTATAATTTTAGGAATATTATCAAGAAGTATAAATGGTAATAATTTATTATTTCTTGATAAAGATTCTTTGAAGTATGATGTTTATTGGACTGTTTTGAATAGTGCTGATTTTGGGCTAGCTCAAAATAGAAGACGTATATTTATTGTTGGTTTTAGAAATGATTTAAAAATAATAGAATTTAGTTTTCCGAGAGGTGATAATAATAAAGTTATTATTGGTAATATTTTAGAAGAGAAAGTTGATGAGAAATATTTTATTACAAAAAGTGAAATGCAAAGACTTGTAAAAAGAAGAAGTGGTTTTTGTGGATATTTAAATAATTATAATGATAAGTGTAGTACTCTTGTTTCTGGAAGTTATGGTAAAGGTGGATATATGGCTAATCATATTTTAATAAGAGGTAAAATTAAAAAGAAAGATAGGGCTTATACTTTAGGTTATAGTAGTCATAAAGGTGGATATATGGCTAATTATTTATCTATTGATAGTAAGTGTAACACAGTTTTACCTGAATTTGCAAAAAGAAGTAAATTGACTTTTAATCAATTTAGTCATCAATTCAAAGATAAAAATCAAAGAATTAGAATATTTACTCAAAGAGAGTGTGCAAGACTTCAAGGATTTCCCGATAGTTTTAAAATTCATAAAAAAGATAATCAAGCATATAAACAGATAGGGAATGCAGTTTCACCGCCAGTAATATATGAGATAGTAAAGAATATTTTGAAGGTTTTAAAAGAAAGTAAAAATTAACCCAAAAAATATGTTATAATAATATTATGGATTACAAAAAGGATACATACGTCGACCCTGATAATATTGATCGTGAAATATTGGAGCATGGTCAACGATACATGGAATATGCGGAAGCGGCTGCTGAAGCAGATGAAGAGAAGAATCTTGCTCAGCAAAGGACTAAACTCATAAGAAGTAGAGTTGCGAGGGAAGTCAGGCGGAAGCCGAAGAAGTATGGTCTTGATGGATATCCACCAACGGTAGTAGAGAAGATGGTTAAGGATATCGTCGAGACCCATCCGAAGGTGATAAAGGTTGATCGGCAATATTATGAAGTTTCAAAGAGGGCTTCAATTCTTGCTAGTGCTGCTCATGCAATGGGTAGTTATAAGAAGAACTCAATTCAAAAGTATGCTGAAATGGTGTTGCGTGGATTCTTTTCAGAACCAAGATTGCAACTTGAAAGTGATGATTATGCAAACTTGATGAGGGATAAAGGTAGAAGTAAAGAGATGTCTATTAAACAGCGGAAGTTAACAAGAAAGAAAAGGAGGAAGTGATGGCAATTAAAAGTGGCAAGGGGTCGAGCGCAAAACAAGCATTGCTCGACCGATATAAGAGGAGTACGGAGAAGAGACCGGCGATGACTTTCAAGTCTTATACTGATCCAGAGAAGACAAAGGATCTTAACTTCTTCAAGCCCGGTGAGGGTGATCATTTGATGAATATCATAAAGTATAAAACAGGTGAAAATGATATTTATGATCCGCCCGGAACTTGGACTCACTGTTGCGAAATATTCGTTCATAAGAATGTTGGCCCCGCAAATGATATGTACTTATGCCTCAATGAACATGGTAGTTCAACGGATACTTGTCCTATCTGTCTGGAGAGGGAGAGGTTGCGCTCTAGTGGTGAAGAAGATGATATCGTCAATGCACTTTGGCCTCAACGCAGAACTCTTTATAATGTTGAAGTTGTAACCAACAGGGAAGAACGGAGGAGGGGTGTTCAGATCCTTGACCTTTGGTATAGCTACATGGAAGAAGTTCTACTGAAAAAAGCACAAAAGGCAGTTAGAAAGGGAAAGAAAGAGATAAATCCAAATCTTAACTTCGCAAGTCTTGAAGAGGATGGGAAGACGATTAGTTTTGAAGTTGGCACAAAGAAGGTGAAGATACGCGGAAAGAGGGCGACGATTCCAGAGTTTGAAGAACATGAATTTATAGATCGTGATGA